ATCCAAAGATTAACTCTTAGAGGTGGTGCTAACTTCGTAGTTGTTTCTCCGACTGTTGCAACAATCTTAGAATCAATACCTGGATATATGGTATCTACAGATGGAAATAAATCTCAGTTTGCAGCTGGTGTTCAAGTTGCAGGACAATTACAAAACAGATTTACTGTTTATAAGAATCCATATATGACTGAAAATACAATACTTGTTGGTTTCAGAGGAAGTAACTTCCTTGAAACAGGTGCTGTATATTCTCCATATGTACCACTAATTATGACTCCATTAGTGTATGACCCAAGTGACTTCACTCCAAGAAAAGGTGTGATGACACGATACGCTAAGAAAATGATTAGACCAGAGTTCTATGGTAAAATACATTGTAAAGACTTAAACTTAGTATAAGTTAAATCTTTATAAACTTAGATAGAAAAGCCCCCTTTATTTAGGGGGTTTTTCTTTTATATTGATATTTATATACGAATCAATGAGAGTAGTACTAAACATCATTGATATAACAATTAACAATTTAGTATGACCTAAAAAGTAGTACTAAACATTTAGGAGAAAAAAAATGGCAAAAAGAGGCTATCGTGGAAAACATCCTCATAATGATGTAAAAGTATCAAAACACGGAGGTGTTTCCAACAAATCAAATCCAAAACTTCGAGCTGAATATGATAAATTACATCCAAAACAAAAATATTCATACATAAGAACACAACAAGCTTTTAATCCTGTTGGTGAATTAACTATTTCAGGTACTTTAGATTTAGTTGCAGCATCTCAAATAACAATGAGTTCTGCCACTGGAGCAGTATTATCAATGAAAGGTGTTGCTGCTGCAACAACTGCAAGTAGCAATATATTTCAAGCGAATGGAACAGCTGCTCAGGCATCTAATGGTATTCGAGACATTATCAATACACAATTTGCTGGAAACCTAACTGCATCTGTTGCGAGTGAGATTGTAACAGTTACTCAAGTAGAACCTGGTCCTGATGGTAACACTGCTGTTACATTAGGAACTGGCACCACTGGAGTTGTTGCTCAAACAGTTACTTTTAATTCAACTGGTGCAAATAATTCTGGTTCATTGAATTTTATCAATGGATAATGAATAAATTATAAAAAAACAACTTAAAAGGGTGAGATTTATTTCTTACCCTTTTTTGTTTTCTTTGATATTTATATATGAAGAATTATACCCATTTGGAGAAATAAATGTCAAAATTTTTATTTATATATGAAGACCCAAGTACTTACACAACAGGACAAACACCACACGGAATTTATGATACAGATTCAGAGTTTCAAAACGATAGTTTAACGGTTTGTAAATATGTAGCTAGAAAACTTGGACATCCAGTTATGCAAC